TTTCTATGTTTAGAAAAATCAGTTTCAGTCCATTTAGAAAATTCTTGTTTAACTTTTATTTTTTTAAAATTCAATCTTTTAAATGATTCAATAATTTCTAAAGTTTTATCTGTAGATCCAGTATCAACTATACATAATTCATCTACAATCCCAACCAAACTATTTAAACAATTAGCTAAATGTTCTTCTTCATTTTTTACAATCATGCACGCTGATAGTTTCATAAAATCCCCTTAGAATTGTTATTTGTTAAGGTTGATTATTCTTCAGATTCAGATATTTCATTCATAACTTCAGAGAATGCCGTTTGTTTGTCCATAGGTATAGCACTCAATGCTGTAGCACTTTGCATAATAGATTGCATTTCTTGCATATCTTGTTGTTGCTGAACAGCTTGAGCTTTCTGTTCTCTCATCTGCGCAATAAGATCTTCACCTCTTATCATACTTACATTAATACCAATCATATCAGCATATTGCTTAAGTACTTCATCCCAATCTATAGCATCTACAACATCAGGTTGTATTTGCATAATTTGACTTACAAAAGAAACTAATTGCATAATTGAACTAGTGCCTACAGCACGTTGCGCTTGCGCTAGTGTTGAGACATAAGTAACTGATATAACTGCATTCTCAAGTTCAGGTGGTGGAGATGGAAGTAATTGCTGTCGCATTAATAAAGATAAAGTTCTAGACAATAACGGGTCTAATAACTCATGACCTAAACGCTCAATTACTGGACCAAGAAGCAACATTTTATCTTCTCGTCTAGCAGCAACTTCTTGTGCTGTAACTCTATCTCTATTACCAAATGCATCCATTATAAAAAGATCATTGAACAAACTAGTTTTTATTTGTTCTCTTAAAACAGTTATACTATTATATACAGATGAAGTATCAAAATTCATTGCATATAATGGTCTAATGATTTCTGGATTTGTTCCATTATAAAAAGTGATTCCTCCAGGAGTCATGTTTAAACGACCTTTAGTTCCTGCAGGTACAGACATAGGAGGATCAACTAATTTATGTACAGCTTTTAAAAATGTTTTTACCATTTCTTGGAGCATTTTTACATCAGGTAAAACAACAGAACCAGGGCCTCGACCATATACTTCATTTCCATTTATAGACCAACGAGGAGCAAAAAATGGTAATTCGCTATAACCACCTCTTCTTAAAGGCTTCTCTTCATGTCCTTCATATAAAAAATATATAGAATCAAAAGCTTTTTCTGCACTATTTGGCTTGTTTGGATTAAACTTAGGATTAGGTCCTACATAATGAACTATACTAAACCAATCATAAGGATATCTTTCTAATCTATCTACATATGATACTGGTAAATTTTTAATCCCAAATTCTTGTACTATTTGTCGTAATTGCATCCAAAATTTTCTATATAATATATCAATACGACCATCTAATCCTGGAGCTAAGCAGTATTGTCCAGCAGGGACTACCTTAAAAATAATCTTGTTATTAGATCCCATTTCTTCTAACAAACAAGTAGTACCAAAAGCTACTAATTCTAAATCAGCTTCATGTATTGCATCATAAAAATTACTATGGGCAAAAGCATTATACATAATCTTTTCTGTACTATCTAACCATCTCCTAACTGCCTGTCTTTCTAATAAAGATTCATCAGTCAATGATAATCTAAACCATTTCCTAGATGGAGAAGTTAATCCTCCATGAATACCTGAAGCCAATCTTTCCATAGCTACAGTAGCAGTCGAATCCCAAATTTTTAAATTATCTTGAGATCCATCATTAGGTTTATTATCAAATGAACCACGCCTAGGTAAAATATATTCAGAAATGTTCTTCCATACATTAAGCCAAGAATCACGATCTTGTTCTAATTTCATTAATATATCTGAATGTCTACGGATTTCGTTTAAATATTCCATAAAACTTATCTACTAATTAAAGATTTAGGTTGAGATTTTATTAATCTAGTTAAAAAAGATTGTCTTACACTTCCATGAGTAGAAATTTCCTCAACTAATTTTATAGTATTTATTTTTTGAGCTGTTTGTACATCTAATCTATCTTTTTCTTTTGAAATTAATATTTCAGCTCGTTTTCTAAAAGCATTTAAAGTTTCATCAACTTTAGATTGTTCGAACAATTGTTTATTTCTTAAAGTCTCTATATTATTAGCAATTAAATCTAAATTTTCACGATAATCTTGCTCTATTTTTTGAAATTGAGGCAAAACAGACTTATAATCAGAAGTCCCTAAAGCTTTTTTAATAGGCCTAGATGCTTCTCTACCTATTTTTTTAAATACTCCGCCCATTTACTGTCTAACCTCTAAAAAAGGAACATAATTTCTTACAATATCATCGTTAGATTCTGCTTCATCATATGGATCATAATCAACTATTGCAGATTTATTATGATCTCCTTCCCATCTAGTTTTATGAATCTCTTGTGCAAACGTTAAAGCTAATGCATCAGCCATATCAGGGCTAGGAAGACCTCTTTTTTTCATATCTTCTTTACGTTCTAACCGAATACGATTCTTATTATCAAAACTAAATGTAGGAGATAACAATTCAGTTTTTAATTGCGCATCTTCTGATATTGCACCGCCCGCTTGTAGCCAGTGTTTAAGCCTAAACCACATTTCAGCACGTTTATTAGAGTATCTATCAGAGTCACTAGGGCTACTACTACCATTAACAGAGATAATATCGTGCCCTAATTGAAGCAATCTATCTACTACACCAGCACCAACACCAACAGAGTCTATAAAAATAGCATCAGGACGATAGTGACTTACAAATTTTTGTACTATATCGGCTATAGTCATAGTATCTAAATTGTCCCAAACCCTAATTTCTAATAACTGAAGACCTTGTCTAACGCATATAGCAGTTTTATCGCTACCAAATCTAGCTGGATCAACGCCAATAACCAATGGTCTGAATCTATAATCATCTACATGATAGTTTCTATTCATTGCATCATTGACTTCTAGATAACTCATTATCGTATCTACATTATTAGCTGACCAATCACACTCATATTCTTGTAAATATTGTGATTCACCCATAGTACGATAAGCAGCTTCTAAATCTTCTGAAGGTACCAATTTAGTTTTAGACGATTTAAACATAGCTTTATACCAAGATGGATCATCTTGGGCTTCAATCCAAATATCATAAAACATATTAATACCCTTAGGAGTACCAATAAAAACTGCCCAACCATTACGATCACTTAATGTCGGACGTATTACCTCTCTCCAAGCACTGGGTTTCATTTGTGCTACTTCATCCAACACTACTCCATCTAAATAAATGCCCCGTAAACTATCTGGATTGTCCGCACCTGCTAGCATTATTCGTCCTTGATTAGGCAATTGTATCCAAAGCTCAGATTCATTAATCTTACAATTAGGAATAGTGCTAGTATAATGTTTAAGATATTCCCAAGAAACCTTTTTTGCTTGAGCATATGTAGGAGCTAAGTATGCAAATTGAGGTCTAGGATAAGAACACAAAGTAGCCATCTTAATTATATGGTTAATAACACAAACAGTCTTACCAAAACGACGATGCGCTACAATTATTGACCACCTATGTGACTCCATTCCTGCATGCATTTGCTCTTGAAATGGACGTGGATTATATTCAGAAACAATATATAAATTAGATTTAGCCATTTATTAATACTTACGAAATACCCATGAAATAAAGATTGGAAACGATAAGAATATTAAAACCATGATCCAAAACGGATAACTATAAAAAGGTAAACCATTTACAGGATTTTCTGGGACTGAAAATCCCAATTTACGCGATTCTTCACCGCTACAATAGTTTTTAAAATACTTAATTCTTAAGCCAATTTTCTTGATTTTATCCCAGATGTTAAAAAACATAATCAACCCTCATTCCTTTTTGTGTAATTGTGTAATCCTTTTAGGCAATTAGATAAGACCACTAGATGATATTCTCTCGCGCCACGGGACCCCCTGGGGCCACTCGTTGTTGCTCTGTTTCAAACCAACCTTTACCATATATATCAATCACTTATTATCTGGATGTACCTAGCTTAAGGAGGAATTTATTTTTTACAAGAGGGGTACTCTCTTTTTTTATACATCTAGATGTACTACTCCCTTAGTCAATCTTAATATAATACTTCTCACACTCCTTAGGTGTAATCTTTATTCCCTTGAAATCATCTATAAACCACTTAAGAAATTTCTTAATACGAGCAAGTATAGTTCTCATAGGCATATTCACCGTTTCCTATAATCTCGTTGTTGCAGTTTTCCCTCTCTGAGTTGTTTAAAAAAGAATCTACTAAAGGGTTCATCAAATATTTCTCTTTTCCTTGGTTTTGGTTTAGGTTTCATTTTTGGCATAGGGATATTTTGAAGCTTATCTTTAGGCATCTTACATTCTCTTTCTCTTAGGCTTACTGTTCATATCCATAACAGCTTCCATCATTTTACCTAAATCAGCATAATCCTTCTTATAAGGCTTCTTCTTCGTTACCTTTTTATTAGGAGTCTCCTTAAGCAAACTATTTAAAACATTACCAATTTTAAATTTTTTATTAGGGATTAATTTTTGTTCAGGATTAATTCGGGCCATTTTATTTCTCCCCATATTTCCAGGTTCAGGTTTATTACCATTTTTAACTTTTTTATTAGAGATTACTCTTTGATACATAGGATTATGCATTATTCTTTTTTCTCACTTAGATTTCCTTATTCGCTTAAAGATTTCCTTAGCTTTCGATCCTTTGGGACGACCTCGTTTAGGAACCGGTTTCATCTCTACTATTTTTTCACCATTTTCAGCTTTATTATTTATTTTAGGAATTAATAATTGTTTACCTTGTGCCAACAAATTATCTTTCTCATTACCAAAGACATATACATAATTATTAACATTGCCTTGATGAGTAGGATTATCTGTCCATCCATATTGAGATTTCAAAGCAAAAATTGCACCTACAGGCTTGTTGTCCAACAGTAGTCTTTCTTCTAACCAAACTTCCAACTTAGTACGAATTTCATCCACTACTTGTGAATACTCCGGAATTCCACAATACCTTTTCCAATCATCACTGGTTATACCCAACCATATTCTTAACGCATTTAGTGTTTTTACACCGCTACGCGAACCTACCGGTTTCTCACGCGTTTTATCAGGAATTTCAAAAAAACGATTAGCTTGATATTGCAATTGTTCCGGAGTATATTTCATTTATTTTTTACTAAAATTTTTTACTAGTTCTCGATAACGCCGTTCAGTATTGGGTGTCCAATCCGCGCTCACCGCATTATTCTTTCGTTTTTTTGCAAGATATCTCTCTTTATATTTTGGATCAAAAGCATACCTAATTTTATGTAAATCATTTAATACTTGTCTAGTCATTATTCTTTACTTTCTTAATGCCAATTTATTTCTATTAGGATTACTTTGAGGATTTTTTTTATTTTTAAGTGTTTTATTACTCTTAAGTTCAGACGGATACCAACCTGGATGTTCTTTACGTATTCTATCGTATGCAGCCCATGCCTTATGTAATTCTTCCCTCTCTCTTTCTCTCTGTTGTTTTTTACGCCTATTCCTCTCACGTGTGATGCCACCAGGAAGTAAAAAA